TAGCCTTACGACTTGCAGCGAAGCTCTGATTCAGCAGAGTGGAAGCAGCTTGCTGGAATGGTATCGCATTAGTTGCAAGTGACTTAGTCTGATACATGAGTCCATCTTCATACGGGACGCCGAACAGGATTGGTATCAAGTCATGTGCATTAGTCTGACGCTCAGCATATATTAATACCTGATTATTTACAAATATAAATTTCCATACTTGTGGAGTGTTCGCTGCTGGAACCTTCAGGCCAAAGTCACTGGGAATAATACGGCCATACATAACTGTTAGTTCGTAGAGGTTCTTATACTGTATTGTTGGATTAGGATTCGCTAGCGATGCCCAAGCCATCCAGTCAGTGGTAGCGCGGATATTACGATTCAATAGTGAGAGTGGATTCACCATCGGCTGATAATAAGTTTCTGGTGAAGTATTACCAGGCCCGCCAATTCCACTCTGGAATGCAAGAGTTAAGTTTTCAATTATCTTCGTAGGTAACTTATTAACATATGCCTTAAGTGCAGTGCGAGACATTAAGCGAGTATAACCAGCGAACTCCCCATCTACTGGAATAGCTGTAGGTGCGCAGCGTGTATCCATGATAAGGTTATAGGGGTCAAGACGCTTAATAGTATTACCTTCCCATATCACTGATTTAGGCTTACCTTGTGTAGCACTATATTGCAGGTCAGTCTCAACTGCGGCAGTTACGGTTGACTCCCAAGTAACTTCTACTGCACTGATGTTATACTTAAATCCATCACGGAAGAACATCTGGAATTCTTTTATCCAGCCGCCCCTAGTAGATTGATCTGCTATAAGCGCATTAAGTTGTAAGGCTTCATCTTCAAATGCTGGATTAGCCACGCTCTCGAAGATTGGAAGTCCGCTAAGAAACATAGCAGCTTGTTCTGCAACAGCAGCTTCTACTTGTGGCAGTACTACTGGTACAGTGATATTTTGTAACTTATTGGAATCGCCATAGCGGTTAGCAAGTTGTGCGCGCTTATGCTCTATTGTCCAGTCCTGTTCACGCATATAAGCCAGATCAATCTCGCGCATATTCTCACGAATATTCCAGTTCTGTAGTTGCAGTTGATAACAGGACTTATGGAATTGTAAGATACCTTCCTGAGCTTTAGGTGGTACATACATTGCTACTGTAGGAGATGCCATTATTTAGATTCCTTAGTTGAGGCTGCTTGAGCAGCTGCTTGGTGGCCATGTAGGAGCATAGTTGTCATGAGACTTCCTACACCTTTAATTACATCACTGAATGATTGGTCACCACTGGAAGCTGATTTAGCTGCGCTATCTGGCTTAATATGTGCTGTAGTATCCGAGTTAGTAGATGTATCTGCATTAGGTCTAGCTTCTTCTGGCAATGCTGCTCTTTCATTAACTGACATAACATCTGCCGGAGTAGGAGTGAGTACGCTCTTAATCTTATTAATAACTCCCTCTAAATCAGGATGAGCTGCTATCTGCGCCTGAGTAGCTGTAGATACTTCTCCCATAGCTTGTTGAATGAGGTCACTAAGTGCTGGTTGTCCGGCGTTAGCTGCGGATTGGTCTGCCATGATATGTTTCTCCTGTAATTAATGCACTACTAACAGCTACAATTATCTTCTATTCCTAAAACTCTTGCTTCACCTATCTCCTGAGCTGCTAATGGTGCTTGCATAGCTATGAAATCACCATATTCAGATAGAACTCGTGGACTATAGGTGAGAAGATCTAGTATTCCATCTACGTTATCTCTCTTAAGTGGCTTGAATTGAGATATCTGGTAATGAACTTGCGCCTTAACCTCTGGATGGATGATGATATCACCGCTGCTAAGTTCCTTAAACATATTAAGTATGCGAGTTACCTTACTTAAGGAGCCACTATATATTGGTACTGCCTCAATTCCTACTATTTCCAGCTGCGCCGCTATAAAATTGAACCAATATAACAGTGAATACTGATAAGCATTCGATTCTACTGCTATCAGAGTGGCTCCATGAGTGAATGCCATCTTAAATGCTTCTCTAATAGTATCTCCAGGACTGAGTCTATCTTCTATTAGGTGTTGAAGAACGGGTACTGGCCCTTTCGGCCCCATGAATATACGGAAGTGGCCGATAGATACTGCATCACTATTACTTTTATCATTAGATGGGTCAATAATTATGTAGTCACCCAGTGATAACTCATAGGCATCAAATGGATATTCTGGTAGCGCGCTGAGATCAATATTAGTATTAACATTCGCGTTCTCGTCATTAAGTACTTCTGCGTAGAATATCTCAGGATGTCCACTGTTAAGGTCTGATTGAAACTCTTCCATCAGTTGTTCAATAGGTTGTAAGTCCTCCCAGAGGCTAGTACCATCACTAAGGATACCGCCTACAATGAACTTAGTCCAACTTGGATTGCTTTTTAACTTACGCAGAATAGACCAGCGAGTAGGATACATATTAGCAACAAAGATGTATAGACAGCCAGAGGGGGATTTAGCCTTCATTGCTGTACCTATCATCCACTCCTCAATAGCTTCTGATACTGTCTTACTATTAGCTTCTTCGCGAGTCTGGATATCTTCGAATATCATTACATCTGGGCGCTCATTATCTCTATTAGTTCCACGAATTGCACCACCCTTACCGATGGCTTCTAGCATTATAGTGCGGCCGCGAAATCCAAATACCTTGAATGCCTGAGTATCAGTTGTTAGCCCAAGCCTGTAGTCACCGAACACACTGATGATATTGGAATTCGCTAACATGGTGCATACGTCAGTGATAATATTAATTGCATGTTTCTCAGTAGCACTGATTACAATTAGATATCGCCTATTAGTGAATAGTATGCAGAACATAATAAAGAACTTAATAAATGTAGTCTTACCGAACCCGCGCGGGAGTCCAAGAGCTAATTTACTAAAGTCTCTAGGCTTATTAATATAAGATTGTAGCCAATTCCAGGCACTAATAAGTACTGGTGGGAATAGATATTTAACAAGTGTTGGCGCCGCGAGAGCTGCTAAGAAGTCTAGTGATGTGCGAGCTGCTTCAAAAACCTGCGCTTGTTCGTAGCTAGCTTGCGATACTTCTTGTTCTTCCTGTTTCGGCTCGCTCTTGACATAGGCATCATTATCTCCTGATATACCTAACTGTTCCTCAATATTACTAGGTGGCTTAATGCTCATATTATTTCACCTCTATACTGCTAACTGTCCGGCTGAGTTGGTAGCGAAGTTGTAGTAATACATCAGTCGCACGCTCGCGGTCTTTAGTTAGGAGTGTTTTAGTTATCTGGGTTACTGTCACAGTCTGCGCCACCTCTGTTACTATCTCATCCGGCGGCAGTTCTGTTACTATCACTTTCTGTAAGTTTGTCATTTTGTATTCCTAGTGGTTGTGACAGAGTGCCTGCCTTGGTTTTATACTGCTCTAGTTGGGACGTCAGGTTTTTTGAGCCGATTGTTACAAGCTGCTGCTCTCCAGCTTCTATTACTTGGTTATTAATATCTTTAACAAATTTATTGCTGATAACTCCAGGCAGTGTTAGTTGCACAATAGTTTGATTTATCACAGTGTTACTAGGAGCATCTGCGCCGCGCCGCTTCGCTTGATTTATAACTGTGATAGCGCGTAGTACTTCCATAGGTTTATACATAAGTGGAAGCATGTCTTTCATCTTCTCAATTAGTTCATCCTCAATACTATCATAGGTGCGATCACGAACAGTTGCAGCTTGCAGATTAGTGTAGCGCCGCTCTGTAACTTGTCGTGCGAATTCAGGGTCAGCTAGCAGTTGAGATATATATGACTCTGAGACACCTAGAGCTGATGCACACACTGCTGGAGCTAGGCCATTACCTAGCATCTCTAAAATACGCTGTTGTGTAGCACTATAGCTAACTACTTCTGTGGGTAACGTCATGGTTATATTCCTGGCTCAGATGACTACTATTAACTGCCAGACTAACATAGGTCACGGCTATTATCAAGTAGGGAGCAGCACTTCTATCTAATTACTAGAGATATAGCAAGGCGCTAACTAACTAAGTGCTAAAGCGCGTGAAAAAGTTTAGGAAATTGGTTGAGTCGCTTTAGGTATAACGGCACAGCAGAACTAAAAAGGGTCTATACCCCTCCGCCGTTAGTGATTGCTTACTCACACAGGCAGTTAGTAGTGAGTACTCACTAGTAGATTGTAACAAGATGTAACAGGCAGCGCGGCTCTGTGTTGGTGCGTAGTTATGTGACAATTTTTGGCAGGTGGTGACAATTTTTGCACGCTCTAAGTTATTGATTGCATTAGGTATTGCAGGAATTGTCACATTAGTTGACGATTAGTGTCACATTAGCCACTGCTGATATTGCTAACCTATTGATTCCATTGACTATTTTCTTTGGCACAGTTCCTGCTTCTATATACATGCCAATGTTGGCAATAATGCAACACTTATAATAGGAGTTACATCATGGAAACAATCACACAGGTAACACAGGCAGCAACTAACCAACTGCCAACCGACACACTAGCCGCACCTCTGCAATCCGCGCTAGTTGTGCCAATGGACAGTATCAAGGGTAAGGCAGCCTCTAGTGGGCATCGCTATTGCAAGCTGATAGCGAAGGGTGAGAATAGTAAGCTGGCGAGCAGCGTTGCAGTGGAGGTTCCTGCTGTATCGCTTCCTACAGCCGCACAGTTTACTGAGTATCCTGCACTTGCGGATTATATCAGGGGCGCAATGGAATCGCTGCAAGCGGCCACAGTAAAGCAGTTAGTTATCAAGGGCGCGCAGACAGTGCAATTCAGCGACCTTAGCATTAGTCATCTGGCGGTTACTGCTGCTGCGCTCAATGAATCCAGCGGAATCGGGCAACTAAGTGAAGCCAGTATTAAACAGTGGTTCGATGCTGATGCCCGTGAGCTGGTAATTGTGGCTCTGGCCGATAAGCTGGGAATAAGCGATACCGCTAATGATGCAGATGTGAAGCGGCTGGAACAGATAGCTAATCAACTTCGTGATAACCTTGCGAAGTTATCTAGCAAGAAGCCTGTGCAATTTGATGAGCGTGTACGGAAAGCGCTCAATATGGCGCTGGAAGTTAGCGATACAGGCGATAACATGACTGCTAGACTGCTGAGTAAGTTGAATACAGTAGTTAGCGCGGATGATATGCTGATGAATCTGGGGCTGTAGCCTGTAGCCTATAACCCGTTAGAATCTTAGCGGGTTATGGGATGCAATGTTGCATCATTACATAAGAGGTTATCATGTATAAAATGTCAATTGAGATAAATGG